CTGTTGTAGGATTAGTTCGAATCACAGAACTACGTGAACCTGTGTTGGCCACGTTAGTGTTGGGCTCGTAAGCAATTCGTAAACATCCAAAGTGGAATGGTGTAGCGTTTACAACAAATTTTAAACACAACTTAGCTCTCAAATAAGCATAGTTCGTCAGTTTCTGTTTAATAACACTATTATTTAGGTATAAATACCAGGGCTCTATTCCAGCACCCAAGTAGCCAAGCGAACTGGCCGTGGTCCACCCGCGGGCGTCGATCAGAGTCGGGCGGCTTAAAAAGCGCGCCAAATCTGTGTTCGAAGTTGCATCAGCGGAAGCAATCGGATTGGGCACATACTGTACCTTCTCTTCATCTCCCACCGAGTTATCAACAAACGTCAACACCTCACTGGTAATGTCGCCAGCCTCTCCAGACTGGACTTCGTACTCACTATATTTACTCTCGGGAGCTGAGCAGCACTCTCCTAAAGCTGTGGTATTTCTGGCAACCACATCAACATCTTTACAACATATTAAATAGACTTTGAACAACCAGTAGATACAATTCCCCGCGTGGCTTAACGCAAGGGAAGGTGTGACTTTCCGAGTCACAAGCCCACAGGGGAGCTTAATTTTAGATGCTTTGGTTAGCGTGCAAATGGAAACGCGTAAATAAGGTTCTATTTAGAACCTACGACGGTGGCACGACAAACGGCACCACACGTAAACTAATACAAAGTCCAACATCATTGAATTGTAAATATAACAAGCACAAATAGGTAACAACAATCTTATGAACACATAATTATCTATGAAAAAACTAACACAATGGTACCGAAAGGGTAAATTACTCTTCAGGTTGAACCAAACGTATGTAAACATATAAAAATAAAAGGATAAATACAAAACTGCACTAACTCTACACATCGTATAGAAATTTTCCCACGTAGCCTCATCGAATTCGACAATATCAGCTCCTTGCACTTCCATACCAGATGAGGCTTCCTTAAACCGGGCCTCCAACTGATCATAAGTGGGAAAGGTGGACTTAGTGACATAAAGAGAGTAGGGTTCCTCACTAAGCAAACCCATAAAATAGGTACGCATCTCTTCAAACTTCTCCTCTCCATAGAAGAAGTACTCCTGCACGGCACTCCCAACAACTCTTACGAATTGCGAGTACTTATCCAAGGTGTCGGACGGGACCCACACAGTAAGCGACTTGAAAATAGACTCCTCTTCAAGAGGACATAAGTAGCATTGCATGCGCTCATCCCAGCGCCATTTGCGCTTCAGGAAAGACGTCTCACTAATGTTGATATAGGGCACACTTTCTGACAGCTTATCAGCCATCGTGTACTCAACACCAATATAGGCTAAGCAGGCTTGGATCGTTGTGTGGTTATACCACTCACGAAGCTTACTCACACCCAAGGTGTTATCATCACCATAAGTGAATAGGGCAACAAACTTCTGAAAATCAGAAACAATTTGAGCAGGGTTCATAGCGCGATAACAATACCGCATATACAAACTATTCACCAAGGAGTTGATGATCACCGTCAAAGGGTGGCCAGATGGATTGGTTCCAAAGAACTCTACCAAATCTCCATTGATGCTGCAAACCGGAAAGGCAATGTCGTGTGCAATACACTGAATCACCAATAATTCCTGTTCAGACCAACCCGCATCACGCAAGACATTTATGATAACGTCAAACGCAGCGAGGATAAAATCAGCCAACATTCGTTTGTCGAACTTTCCATAGTCGCCAGCAACAATACGGTCTTCACCGAATTGGCATAAGTGGTCTCGTACAAG